AACGTTCTAAATGCATACGGTCCTGCTAAATGTGTTAAAATAAAACCTTGACTTAATAATGACATATATTTTTCAATCTCTGAATCTCTATCCTCTATATCTAAATCTTGAACCAGCCACTTTGATATAACTCTGCATATCACATCGACCAAATCTCTAAATGTGAAAGAAGCGTCAAAAAATTTACCATCTGCATCAAAACCTGAATCACCAACTGTTAAAAGGTCAGTGACCATAAGATGCCAATCAAATGAATACGGATTGATTCCTATAGCTGTAAAAGAGGCCGGCAATTTTCTATGTTCAAAAAAATGTGATACAAATGATCCAAAATACTTCGACATGACCATTGTGTGCTCAACAGGAAATATATTAAAAACTCTTGTGCTACAAGATTCTATTTTTGCTAACTTACGACGTTCGTCCTTCAAACTATCTATAACTATTTGTTCCTTAATTGTTGCTGTTTCAAAGTTAACTTTAGCATCGGTGTATCTCTCATATAATTGTTTGTCCTTAATCGTGTAATTACCTATTTCACCCTCAAATAGCTCTCTTTTACTAGATTTTCCATTGTATCCATATCCAGTTGATGTTGACATATCAAGTCCTAAAACATGAGGAATACGCTTCGTACCATTAATTACCTCATTATCATCGAGAACACTTGGTCTAATACCAGTATCCTCAAATATTCGTGTAGTTAAATACTTTTCGTATTTAGCTAAATTGTTGTAACTAATAGCAGTCGGTTTATCTCCATATCTATCGTACTTTCTAATACCTTCATAAAGTGGATTCTTTCCATTGGCTCGAGGATCTTTCGGTGATATAATACTTGGTTCTGTTGAATGTGGTTTTATTTTCTCGTAAATTGTTGACTGTTGTAAACTTGTTTTCTCTGGTTGAAATACTCTCTCCGTTTTTGCCAAAGTCCCTAATACTTGTACATAATCACTAGTATGTGACCAATTCGACTCTTGTGATTCTAATTCTACATGTGCTGGTATAAATTTATTAACGGTTGTACAATCCTCAATAGTTATTGGTATACCCAAGCCAAGATCAGCCATTTTTCCAAAATGTATTCCCACAAATCTATCTTGGTGACAAACTACTGCTCCACAATCTCCATTTTTGGTGTTAAATCTATATGAAAATGTTGAAACCACTCTAACTTTACGTTCTTCA